GCATCTACTAGACTTTCTTCCATTTCACGGAAAACTTTATCTGTGATAGAACCCGGCTCGTTGCCAGAAACAAAATCTTGTACAGCTTGGGGAGTTTGATCTTCTTCCATATCAAAAAGCTCATCAAACTCATCTCGGGTATCACCAGAAAACCCAGAGTCTAATTCGCTGTCTCCTTCGGATTCATCATCTGTTGACTCTCCAGGAGATTCACCAAAAGATTCTTCAGCATCATCTGTTGAGTCATCATCAGTCTCAAACTGTTCCATAAGATTTTCAATATCGTTCTGAACTTCTTCTGACGCTTTGCCATGAATCTCACGTGCCAACGCTTCAACATCTTCCCAAGTCTCAGTTTTTTCACAACGGTCAACAAACGATTGCTCAGTGTCGTTAAATCGAATGTTGAGATGTGTACCTACTTTGAAGTGTAGGTTGATACGGTCAATCAGAGGAAGCGTGTTTACATCAACTTCTTTGACGCCGAAGAAATCACGCTCGAACAATTCACGATAAGCAGAGTAGAATGAACGAACAAGACCTGGGTATCTTGTTTTAATCTTACGTTCGATACGAGCATCTTCTATAATATTGAGGAAGGGCTTGAGGGTGGTGTCTTCGCATATTGCATCATGCCAACCTTCAGCAGGAGTCTCAAATGCGTGACCAACTTCATGACCTATAAGAAGATCCTGAAGGGAGTTGGACATGTCTTTCCAGTTAGGAATATACAATACACGATTTTTTACATCAAATGCAGCGGTAGGAATATTGTCCTGCTGGACAGTGATATTCTCAGTAGCAAGCAGCTTGGCTAGTATTGACTTAGATTCTATTTTCATGACGGTCCTCACAACCTTTTCTCATTTTGTACAACTATTATAACACTAGGTTATGAGGATGTCAAGCAATAACTAAAATTAAAACATTAGTATAATCAATAACCTACGATTTTTTTCGTTTTTTGGTTGTTTTTTCGGCTAGATTTTCTTCCTTTTGAGCGGCTTTTTGCTCTTTTTCCATCCTATCGTTTCGTTTTTTCAGCCTTTCCGTAACTTCATCAGGAGATAACCAATAGTCTTTACCTTCTAATATAGACTCTATTTCATCTGGCGTAAAGAAATCTCTATATATTGTTTCCATCAGGTTGCGTCCCCACTTCTCATTGTGGTGGACTTGAGCCATCATCTCGTTGCCTTTACCAAATGTGCCACCTGAAAAATTGTGGAACATGAAAATGCTGTGATCTGAAATCTCGCAAACATCTGCCATCAAGAACAAGAAGGTTGCTGCTGACATACAAGCGCCTTCAACCGATGCTACAACCGTTGCCCGTGATTCTGAAATTGATCTCATCAATTGAACTGCGGTAAGTGCTTGGCCGCCATAGCAGTTGATGTGCAAATAGACTACATCCTGCTCACCGGAAGAACGAAGAAGCTGATTCCATTCAGCGTATTCCTCTGGACTTCCTATTGAACTATTCAAATAGAAATCTAATATTTGTCCTGTTGGGCGATTAAATACTCCACGAACTACTGGTGCTACTTCAAACTCTCTGTCTTTTGTCATTTTGGCCATGCTAAACTCCATTATTATATTATCATTCAAAAACTTTATTATATGCTATCGTAATATCTGGTAACAGCTTTGATTTTTTCAATCTGCTTGTCAATGATAGCCACCCTTCCTGGCCAATGAATATAATCCTTATCGGGATTCTTTTGTAAATTAAAAAGTAAAGGCAAAATAAGATCCTCGACTTGCTTCAATTTTGCGGTGACATCTTGTTGTACCAACTCACGATGTTCATTTATCATATCGTTATTGTTAGTAGTTATAACCAAACCTTCCAGTCTTTCAAGCTTATCAATAATTCCTTGCATCTGTGCATCGTCTACCTGTGCAACTACTGGCTGTGTTGGTTCACTTTGGTGAGTAGGCATATCATCCACAGCGGTAAAACCAAAATCCCAATCATCTGACATGTTTATGACCTCTGTCTATTCTGATGTCTTAAAACTTTTTTATCCAGTGCTTTCATTGCTCTTTGTATTTTAAGACTTGATGCTCGTTGAGTAAAGTTTTGACCTACCATATGATCAAACTCGTGAAGAATAACTCTCGCATATACTCCACTGAATTCCGAGATTGTTTCCTCGCCATTGATATCTTGATATTTTAATACGCAAGTATCTGGACGTGTTAAATTTAGCCAAAGACCAGGATAAGACAGACAGCCTTCTCGCATAGTACTGCCAGTTTTTCCTACTGACAACAACTCAGGGTTAAAAAAAGCTTTTTCTTTCAATCCTAATCCTGAGCCACCCACAACAAAAACTTTCTTATCTATTCCAATCTGATTGGCTGATAACCCTACACCACCAAACTGTCGCATACCAATTAAAAGTTGTTCGCTGATTTCTTCAGCATTATCTTTTTCAAAGTCAAAAGGTTCTGGTGATCTTTTCAATAAAGGATCATTGAAAGGTATTAGTTTTAATTTTTCCATTATGATATTACCGAATAGTTGTTTTTCTTTTCAAATTTAATCACACTTCTAAATTTATCGAAGAGCTGGTCGCCTTTATGTGAGATGACAAATACATTCGTCTCTTCACCTATAGTATTTAGTAGCTGCATAACATAGTCTGTGCCGTTTACATCAAGCGAACTATCGAATACTTCATCAAGCAACAAAAGGTTTGTACTTGCGCTGTTCTTCATTTTAGCAATAGTTCGCCAAGTGAATACGAGTGCTAAGTCTATTCGTTGCTTTTCTCCTTCACTGAAGGAAGCATAACTAAACTTATCTCGGTGTCTAGACTTGATTGTCTCTTTAAACGTTTCGTCTAGATCAAACTGTACAAAGAAGTCCATTGACTTCAGATATTTATTCACCAATTTATTAATCACAGGAAGATATTGACGAATAATTTTAGTCTTGATACCAGAGTCCTTAAGAAGAGAATCAGCAATGTTAAGATACTCTTGTTCTTCTTTTAGTTCAGTCCTTTCTTCAGTTTTTCCAAATAATTCTTTTGCTACCTGTTTCAATGCAGCAGTTTCTTTTTCAATATCGCCCACTTTATTTGTAGCGTCTGTCTTCTCAAGTATCAGTCGTTGCATGATAGTCTGAGAGGTAATCATAGCGTTATTAGTGTCCAAAATCTTTTGGTTTATATCTAAGTAATCTTCATATACCTTGTCTAGTTCAGACCATTGATTGTCTAGATCTGTACTCGCTTTCTCTAGAGTGGTTATCTTTGTTTCTTTCTCAGATGACATAGTCTCTTTAAAGTCATGAGGTATTTCTTGTTTGCATGTTGGACAATCATCGTTGTTATGATAAAAATCTAATTCTTTTTTTTGCTCTTTTATCTTGCGAGTAAAGTCCGTCTTAAATGATTCAAGCTTCTTGCGATTACCTTCTACGTCTCCTAATTGAGTCTTCTCATTGGTATACATATCAACAACCCGCTGCAAAGTTGCAAGAGACTCTTCAGTTGTAATGATTTCTGCCGCTATCTTGTCAATCTTTTCCTGTTTGTCAGTCTCAAGCGTGTCAATGTATTTTTTCTGTAGGGTTGCCTTTTCTTTGGTGACGGCCAACTCATTTTCGATATCTTTCAGCTTATCTTTCATTTCAGAAGTTTTTGACTTTAGTACTTCTTTCATCGTGGTAAAGATACGAATATCTAGAATATCTTCGATAATCTCACGGCGAATATTGGGTGTCAACTGCATGAATGGAGTGAATGATGCACTACCAAGAATCACAATTTGTGTAAATGACTTATAGTTTAATTTGAGAATACTTTCTTCTAAGTGTCGCTGATAGTCACGCAAGTTAGCATTCTGATCAACCAAATCACCATTAATTTCGATGTCAAATATACCAGGAGCGCTGCCTCTTCTGATTAAATATTCAGTATTGCCTATCTGAAACTCAACCTCGACTACCATCTTCTTGCGATTAATAGTGTTTATCAACTGGGGTTTTGAAATATTTCTGAATGGCTTATTGAACAGAGCAAACGTAATGGCGTCTAGTAATGTAGACTTGCCAGAACCATTATCACCCAAGATAAGTGTGCTGTTGCTTTTGTTCAGTTTAACTTCAGTAAATGCGTTGCCGGTTGAAAGAAAGTTCTTCCACCGTATTGCTTTGAACATTATCATGCATGATCCTGCGCTTCAACATATAACGACTGTAGTAGTGATTTGAGTTTTTCTTTATCAACACTTACTTCGATGCCGTCAACATAATCTTTAAGAAGTGACATGGTATCTTCTAAGTCAACATCTTCGCCCACTGCTTCGTCTTCAAACTCGGACAAGTCTTCGATGATTTTTAGCTCAATCAAGTCACATTGATATAAGTTATCTATAAGGGAATCAAACTTGGCAAAATCGGTTTTCTTAACTACGACAACTTTTACACAACCCGCTCTAACTGAGTCAAAATTGTATACGTTATCACCAGCAAAAAGTCCAGTATCGGTGTCATCATAATAGATTTTATGGAAAATTCTATTCGGGTTATTAACGTAATTAAGCTTTTTTTCATGTGTATCATATATTGCAAATCCTCTTGGGTCATCATAATCTGACCATGTTATTTCATAAGGGTTTCCCATGTATGTAATATTGCCCTTAGTGTGCCTATGATGAAAATGACCGCTAATAACCATAGGGAAATGATTAACCATAGAGGGATCCATACCATGAGGATTAGTAGATCCTTTATACATCTCATACCCCGAAAACTCGAAATGCCCCATGCAAAGTTCTGCATCTGAGTTTTTAATTTTACTGATAGATTCTTCATAATTTTCCACACATATCCATGGTACAAACATGACTTTACTTTCACCTAGCTGTATTTCAGTTGGCTCTTCATGCAAAACTATATTTGTGTAATCTTTGAGCAACAGATGAGGAGAATTTACGTCATTTGTATTTTTAAAATAAGTATCATGATTTCCAGGTATCATATGCAGATCTATATCTAGTTCCTGAAGTCTATCAAAAAAATATTCCCTGCAATTTTTTAGAGTATTGTAGTTGATATATTTTCTGCGATCAAAAGTATCGCCCAAATCAAATACAGTTTTGATACCTTGTCTTTCTAGCTCAGGAAAAAATACTTCTTCGTAAAAACGACGGAAGTGTTTATCAAAAGCAATCGAGTCGCTTCTTGCACCAAAGTG